CTTGAAGTTTCATGGAAACATTGCGCGGGTCGGCGTTACCAAGGGTACTCACACGAATCCAGCGCATGGCATATCCAGGCTCCTCATTTACATGGGGAAGCACATCAGGAACCATCCACTGCTTAGGTCTTTCGTCCTTAGCGCGGGTTTCCAGTTCACGGGGATTACGTTCAGCCATTTTGTTTCCTCATTTCTTCCGCTACCGCACGGGCGTACTGCTCATTGGTCAGTCCGAGCCGCTTGGCGATTTGAACTTGTGATTGCGTCAGCGTGATCTTTCTAGGCGCTACGCTGCGCGTGGCGGGTGCCACAACCGACGACTTACGTTTTTCCGAGTGGAACGCATCTGGAAAAACACTGCGTACACGTGAATTGATCTTCTCGTAGTACTCGTCGCTCGTTGGGTTGACCCCATTTTCCACAAGTTTCTCATGTACCGCAAGAGCAAGCGCCGTCATCTCTTTGTCGGCCCCGAACCAGGAATTGGCTTCTTGCCACGCTCTGGCTTTGGTGTCGACTTGAGGCACATACTCAGGCTGTGGAGCGGGTTGTACCACAGTATTTTGTGGTTGTGCAACTGCTGGCTTGAAATTGTTTACTCGCTCTGCTTTGTACTTGGCAGAGGCAAGCGCCTCTTGAGCCTCAACCAAAGCATCAGAATCACCCGCTTCATATGCGGCTTTGAACTTCTGCTTGGCTTGATCCAACTCGTTTTGAACAACTTTCTTGGCTTGTTCAAGCAAAGCCTGCTGCCCCTGGCCCAAACTACCCTGTAGGCGTTTGTTCTCTTCCACGAGGTTCTGAGCAAGGCGCACTGCTTCTTCACGCTCACGCAAAGCCAATTCTTTGGCCCTACGCTCTTCGTGATATCCCTTGGAGAAGTGCTGGATGCGCTTCTTTACCCCTTCGGAGTACTGCGCCAGTTCGTCGTCCGTGACCTCCGCAGGAGCTTCCTTCATGGGCTTGCGCCCACGGTCCTCCTCAGGCGTGTCGTCTACGACCTCAATCTCGGGTTCCCCCTCAATCTCAATCTGAAGTTCTTCAGGCTTTTCCGCTGCAACTTCGTCCGGAAATTTGAATTCTGTCATGTGCTACTCCTTATGCCCGCTTGATGCCGCGTGGATCTTGGACGACTGCCTCAACGCTATCGTCGTTGATGATTCGCCACTCAGTACCGTGGATCTTTAGCCGCGTACCAGAATTGGGACGAACCAGCACAAAGTCACCGACTTTGCACGAAGGCCCACTGGGGAAGCGCAGTGGATCTTTGTAGCAGTCTGGTCCCATCTTGGCGACATACAGCACCGGGCTCATTACCTCTTCAAAGTGCATGGTCTGCCCTGCTTTGACCAGCCCACTTTCGTACTCTTTTTCCGCTTTGGGCAGAACGCAGAGCAAGTGGTAGGTCACCGGATCAGGCACTTGTCGGGCCTTTTCCTCATCAGTTTGCGGCAACACGGTTGTGTTTTGGCCGTCGCTCAGGAGTAGTTCACTCATCGTCGTTTTCCATCTTTCGCACAAGGTCGGTTATGAAAGCATGAGCGCGTGAAAGACCCTGGATTTCACCCGTCATGAATTTGTACTCGGCAAAATCTTTTGCCGCACCTGAGATAAGCGCCTGCGCGATGGTTTCGCGGCGCTCTTCCAGTTCTTTGATAACTACGTCAAACGCAGTAGTCATGGTTACTCCTTATTTCGTTGAGTTCGCATCATCTGCTGCCGAGTTTTGATCGCATCGGACTGGACTTGCTGCCTCATCTTTTGTTGGTGAATCTGTTCCTTCTGCTGAAGTTCTTGTTGAGCCTTCATGGCTTTCATACGAGGGTCTTCGCCCTGCCCTTTTTGGGCTTCCAATGCAAGGCGCTGCTGCTCCAGTTGCAGCTTTCCTTGCGCGATCTGGAAATCCATCTGGTCGTTCTGGGCCTTGCGCTGCATCTCGGCTTGCTTCAACTGAAGTTCCGCCTGCTGCATCTGCAATGCAGGGTCTTGTGCTTGCTGCTGTGCCTGTTGTTGCGCGGCCATTGCTTGGTTCTGCACCATCGTCCTCTGAGCGGCTGCGGCAATCAGCGGAGCCAGCGCCTTCTCATCTTCAGGTGCAATCGGGGCGTTGGACTCTTCATCCAGCGTAGGAAGAGGTACACCCAACGACATCTCCACTTGAGCCCTGTACGCAAATGCAGCGTGTTCTGCAATGTGAGCCATAAGCGCGGCCATCATCCCTTGAGCCATTGGGTTCTGTCCTACAGTAGACATAACCTTAGGATCTTGCATAAACGACTGATGCGTCATCAAGTGCGCATCATGGTCTTGATACGCAAACGCTTTGAGAGGTTTTCCCCTCAGGACATTCATGTTTTCCGTCACCGGGTCTTGGGGCTTCTGATCCTCCGGAACTGCTACCAACCGCTCGGCGTTCTTAATACCCAACACCTCAAGCATCTGCCGGTGAAGCTGAGGAAGATCGTAAATTTGTGGGGCACCTTGAGCCAGTTGCAGTGCCGCTTGGTACTGCATGATCCGCTGCGCCATCGTGGCGGCGTTTGGATCACTGACCGGAATCACTTCAACAAGGTCGTAGTCAGATTGCTTGACCGACCGATCACCACCCTCCGGCGTGTAGGAATAGTCCGCAGGCAGGAAATCCCGAATGATGCCCTTGAGGAGCTTGAACTCCATCCGAAGCGAAGCGTGAACCCGCGCCTGGACAGCACTCATTGTCTTGAGTTGCCGCTCCAAAATTGCCAGCGTTGTCCCAACAGGAGCCTGGGCGCTCATATCGCTGACCTTGAGGTCCGCTACCGACGCAAGCCTCCGTCCGTCTTCAGTAATTGACTGGAGCAAAGCCGCCAAAACTTGGCTAGGCTCCTTGTACGGAAGCGGCATTATGTTGTCACGCACACTCCCCGAAGGAATATCCACATCCCTGAACTCGCCCGGAGCGATAGGCGTGTCGTCGCCCTTGATTCGTAATCCCCGGCTTTTCAGACCACCGGGCAAATTTGACAGGGTGCCAGCGTCTACAAGTTGTCGGATGATGGAAGTGCCAGCGCGAGCATAACCACCAATAAGGTGGATATAACCCAGACCATAAGCGCCAAAGCCAGGAATATACGTGTACTGGACGAAGTGTTGTCGCTTGAGTTTCTTGTCGTCGTCTTCGTTCCAGTTTCGTCGGATGGCCAGGACGGTGTTGGTTCCTCTTTCGACCGTGACCACATACGGCAAAGGAACTTCATCTTCGTACCCCGGCATGTCCCAGTCTACGTGAATCTCCAATACCTGATACCGATCATCATCGGTAAGGGTATACCCTTGCTCTTCGGCTTTTTTCTTCTCAATGTCAGTGAAAAACCTGACAGGTTCACCCAGTTCTACGTCTTTGTAGAAACCTGCTACCTGTAGTTTCTTGATCTCGTTTTCAGTTTTGCGCATGACATGAGTCACACGCTCTGCTGTGTACACATTTGACGCCCCATACGGCATCACAAGGTCTTCAGCCGGTACAAACGGGGCAGCAGGCAGTTCCGTGCTCGGGTTCGGGTAGATCTTCTTGAAAGCAGCACCAGAAAGGCCAAGGGAGTACAGCATCCGCTCATGCTCGGACCTGTAGTCAATCATCCGCTCGGTCAGCATGTAGTTCATGTCATCACGAACCCGCTCTGCCGCCTCTTCCTTGAGTCTGTCAACCGCTCCAATGATCTGAGTTTTGACCGGACCTTGAGCAGGGAAGGTCTCAGTGATCATCTCTGACTGAAAACGGATCGCGGCTTCAGTCAAAAGCGGTGAATACACCCCACAAGCACCGTTCCACGGCTCAGTACGCTCCTCGTACTTCATGCCAAGGACTTCTAGACCCTTGACAAACATATCTGTCCAGTCTTTGCGACTGTTGATGTCCGCATCTACGAGGTCAATCAACTCAGAAGCCAGGGTTTGAAGCTCACCTTCGTCCATGTACTCCGCAAGATTTGCGTCGAATGTGTCCGCAGTCTCAGGTTCCGGCATCAGTTCAATCTCAACCCCGTCAATCCCAATTTTTACGCTCTCAGGATCTTCAATTTCAATCTCCAAAGCCGGTTCTTCGGTCATAACACCCATGTCAAGGGGCATCATTTCGGGAGAAATGTTCGTTGCCATAATTTTTGATCCTTAAATCAATTTTGTTTCGCCGCCTTGAGCCATGCGCAATGATCCTCGCGCTTTGTCAAGTAGAGACTTTGCTTTTGGCTCTGGTACACGGGTATAAGGCGGAATGTCACGAGGGTCAAGGCGCGTTTGGCGCAGGCCCGTGACGGCGCTGTAGGTCTCACGCACGGCGGGATCTTTGAAAAGCGTTTTCCGCAACTGCGGATCTTTGGTCAAGTCTACGCCAAGTGTGTATTCTGCGGCAGCAAGTGATGCCAACTGTTCGTATAGCGCAACTGGCGCTGGGTTGTTCTTCAAAATTTTTGGGTCAAAGTAAGCGTTTGAAATACCATACTTTTCTTTTAGGTATGGTGCAGCATCCATTGCGGCCATAACAAACGCGCCGCGTGCTTTAGGATCTTTTACTAGCTCATCAAATTTTTCATTAATTGCCGACGGGTGCCCAAGCTGCTTCTTCGCCATCAAGTGTTCGGCTTCATGCGAAAAAACTTCAGGCTTTGACTCTGGCGCTACAAACATAGCCCCTACAGCG